GTGCTCCGGGCCGTCCTCTACTTACGTGTGTCGCTCGACAAAACTGGGCGGATGCTGGCGGTCGAGAGGCAACGCGAGGACGGCCTGAAGCTCATCCACGACCGCGGTTGGAAGCTTGTCAACGAGTACGTAGACAACAGCATCTCCGCCTCGAAACGCACTGTTCAACGACCCGCATACGACCGGATGGTGGCCGACTACGAGTTGGGGGCGTTCGACGCGATTGTGGTCTGGGACCTCGACCGGCTCACCCGACAACCCCGACAGCTCGAAGACTGGATCGACCGGGCCCAGGACCACGGGCTGAAACTGGTCACCGTCAACGGAGAAGCCGACCTAGACACCGACGCCGGCCGACTGTTCGCCCGGATCAAGGCAGCCGTGGCACGTGAAGAAGTAGAACGGAAAGGCGCACGCCAACGCCGGGCCGCCCTCCAACGCGTGCAGAACGGCACCGGCAACGGCTTCAAACCGTGTTACGGCTACACCAGCACCAACCAGATCGTGGAGTCCGAAGCGGAGGTCGTGCGTACCATCTACAGCAGGTTCGCTACCGGAGAGACCCTGTACTCGATCCGCAAATGGCTGAACACCTCTGGAAATCGTCCGCACCAAGCAGCACAGTGGTCCTACTCGTCACTACGCGGCATTCTCACCAACCCGCGCTACGCCGCCAGGATCATCTACAAGGGTGTCGTCCAGGCTACGCCGGGCACGTGGCAGCCGATCATCGACGACGACCTATTCGACGCTGTACAGGCCATCCTCCGGGATCCTCGACGCAAGACCAACAGGGTCGGAATCGAACGCCGGCACTTGTTGTCTGGGATCGCCCGATGCGGAGTATGCGGTGGACCTATGCGTGGCAACCGGTACGCCTACACATGTGTCGGCCACGTCACGAAGGCTCAGAAGCAGACGGATGCGATAGTGCTGGCTGCCGTCTCACGGCGTCTCAACGGCCTTCACCGCCCTACCCCGCCACAACACCAAGACCCGGCCCTCCGAGACCGCATACGGAAGCTCAGGGGCCGTGTGGCACGAGTGGAACGCGAGTACGACGAGGGACTGATCGACGGGCACCGCTACAAGGCCGCGCACGACCGTGCCCTGGCCGAGCTGGAGCAGATCGAACAGAACCTAGTCGTATCCGCGTCGTCTGCGGCTGCCGCCCGGATCCTCGACGCTGACGACCCCGTCGCCGCACTGGCCGAAGCTCCTCTGTCTGTGGTCCGTGCGACCATTGACGCGTTGTGCGAGGTCAAGCTGCTGAAGCGCCCGGAGTATTCACATGGCGTGTTCGACCCGAAGACTGTTCTGATCGCGTGGAGGGACTGATGAGCGACAACGTCGTGGTGAACAGCAACATCGTGGACATGTGGCAATGGGTGTACGCGAACAAACCCGGCTACGATGCCCCTACGCCGCGCGAGCAGCGCTGGTGGGATCTTCAACGCGCCGCCAAGCAACGCCACTGACCCTAAAGTCAGAACGGCGTAGAGCCGCCAATACTGTCCCATCCACGATGCACATGCCAGATGCAGTCCTCTGGGTCCTTCTCCCCGTCCAGCAGTGCGAAGAAGTCGTCGTAGTTCTGCCCCGACGAAGTCGCTGTTCCAAGCAGCTTCGCCCATCCGAGGGTCATCGCCTGCTTCTTCGGATCAAACACCAGATCGAGGTCGTCGGAGTTCTCGTCAGGACCAGTCAGCAGCCCCGCGTCATCACGCGCCCGCGCTAGTTCCTTGCCGATCTTGTAGTAGTAGTCGGACAAGACGTTCACGGCGAGCAGCCGCGCCTCATTCACATCGCGACGTGCCTTCTCGACCGTAGTTACTTCAGCGCCCTCAAAGAACTGAGCGATGGAAGTTACGTGGAAGATATCGGCGAGTTCCTTCAGTTCGCTCGCACGGACCGGGCGCTCTCCGACTTCAACGTTGTAGACGGTCGTGTGGGACCAGCGGAACCCGCGTTCCTTCATGAGATCGGCGAGTTCGTCCTGGGTCATTTCGCCCCTGAGACGAGCGATGTTCTGCCCTACCTGTTGATCCGTGGTGGATGACATGTGGACAACTCTAGCGAATCAGTGGATAAGTGGCGTCGTGCACACGTTTGCACGATTAGAATGCTACGCTGCTCCTGTAACTGAAAATGCCCTACGGATCAGCTCCAGACGCCAATCGAGTGCTGAACCGCAGGGCCGACAGATCGGAGGATCATGTCCCGTCTAAGCGTACCGGCCGAAGTGCCGTACCGGCTGAACCCGGCCGAAGAGGCCTACGTCGATGAGCTGGTGCGCAAAGCGCCGCCACTCTCGCCTGAGACGCGCCACCGCGTCCAGCAGCTCCTCTGGGGGCGCAACTAATGCCCACCGCGAACATCACCATGATCTGCGCCTACTACATCCGCGCCAAGTTCGCCGCCGAGTACCTGACCGCCACCGACCTGGCGAACGTGCTCCAAGTCAGCCGTGGCACAGCCCGCCGCATCCTCGACGGGGAACGCGACCTCAACATGTCCGAACTCTGGGATATCTCAGCGCTGTGTGGGCTGAAGCCTTGGGAGCTAGTCGAGCACGCCACCGCCTTCGCCGAGCTGGAAGGCAGGGACCATGCCTGACGACTACATTCAGCAGCTCGAACAGCAGGTGGCCCTCTGGAAGCACAAGTCGCGCTTCAACGAGAAGAACGCGATCAAGCGCTACAAGAAGCTGGAAGCCATTCGGAAGTTACTGAATGAGTAGCCCGGGGAGTGGCGCCAAAGGGCGCGCGATGCGGTGGGCGTGGCGCCAGTCGTACGTCCACCCGTTCCTGTCGCCGAACGCGCAGCACGCGCTCATCTGCATCGTGGACCGGTGGGCCCCGGACACGGCCGTGTCGTGGCCGACGATCTCAGACATCTGCGCCCGCACACACCTTTCTGAACGAGCCGTGAGATACGCGACAGCAGAGCTGGACTTCCGTGGCATCGTGCACAAGCAGGCTCGCCTCAATGCGCTCGGCCAGAAGATCGGCAACGAGTACGTGCTGAGCTTCGATAACGATGCAGAAGAAGAGCGCGAGGACGAGGCGTTTGCCGACCGCAAGCGCACCGGCATCTCCGAGGCGGAGTACACGGCCAAGTACTGGTCTGATCTCAGGCAGCAAGCCGCGGACGACTTGTTCGCAGTGATCTCTGACATGAGCCCGGAGCGCCGCCACAAGTTCAACCGGGTGATTCCTGAGCTGCGGATGCCGAGCTACATGGCCGCGATCGACTTCACCCTCGGCGACGACCAGTTCGGGGCACTCCATGCTGTCGCCTGAACGGCACCATGTGCCGGTCCTGAACGGCACATTTGTGAAACTACCGGCACCACGTGCCGTCCTGAACGGCACCATGTGCACGCCTGAACGGCACGATGTGCCGTTTGTAAAGAACACTCACTTAACACTCATTGAACACTCACATAGAAAAGCGTTCCGCTTCTTCTCCGAGATGTTCGCCACAGCAAAGAACAGCAAGGAGACCAGCTGATGCTGCATAACGAGACTCTTCAGATCGTGGTCAAGACTGCTGGCCCGCCCGACGACAACGGTGAACCGACATGGACCGAGACCACCACCAACATCGACGGCTGCAACATTCAACCCGTCATGGAAATGGGCGACGCTCTGTTCACACAGACCACGGTGATCGCGCACTATAAGGTCAACGGGCCCATCGGCACGTTCCTCTCCGACACCATCACCGGCGACACAACACTCACCTGGCGCGGCAACAGCTACAAGATCACCGGAGCGGTGCAGGACTACCACTCAGACGGTCACCTCGACCACTCCGAGTTTTACATGTACGGAGCCGACCAGTGAGTCACCTCCTCGCATCCTGTGCCGTGTGCGGCGAACCCTGTCAAGGCGCGTACTGCGACCAGCACCGCCACGACCGCTCCAAACACCGCGGCACACCACAACAGCTCGGATACACCGAACGCTGGAAACGCCTCTCACGCCGAGCCCGACGCCTCCAACCCTGGTGCTCCATCTGCGGTTCGACCGGAGACCTCACCTGCGACCACCTCCACTGGCCCGCCAAAGACCTCAACGACGTACAAGTCCTCTGCCGCAGCTGCAACGCCAAAAAAGGCGAAGCCCCCGGCCGGAGGGAATGGCTCGCCAAACACTTCCCCCAGGGGGGATACCCCTCAACGAGCCGCGCCACCGCCCGCGCCGAAGTCAAAAAAACAGTCCAAAAACAAATGATTCAAGATAAGCAATGACGAGACCTGGACCGAAGACGAAGATCACGGCTGCCCCGCTGGATTTCACGGGCTGGCCGGAGCCGGGGTGGGAGCGGATCGTGCGATTCGCTGAGGAGCTTGTGCGGGTTCCAAAGGGTGTTGACGCTGGGGAGCCGTTCCGGCTTCGCCCGTGGCAGGTGGACATCTTGAAGGGCCTGTATCCGCCGGTGGGGGCTCCGCGTACGGGCCTGGTGTCTCTGCCTAGGGGTAACGGAAAGACGACTCTGGCGGCCCTCCTGGCGCTGTACGAGCTGTTTGCGACGGGCGTGGTGTCGCCGCAGGTGCTGGTGGTGGCTGGGACGGAGCAGGTGGCGCGGCACACGCTGAAGGATGCGTGCAAAATGATCGAGTTGTCGCCGGAGTTGAACGCGAGGGCGCACATCATGAAGGCGTCGCTGGAGGTTCCACAGACGGGCGGGGAGCTGGTGACGGCAGCGTCCACGGTGGCGGCGTTGCAGGGCTTCGACCCGTCACTGTTGATCATCGACGAGCTACACACCGTGTCTCGGGAGGATTGGGAGGCGGCGACGTCGGTGGCGGGTAAGCGTCCGCATTCTCTGACGTTGGCGATCTCGACGCCTTCAGATAATCAGGATTCGGTGATGTGGGATCTGGTGCTGCATGGTCGGAAGCACGACGATCCGCAGTTCTTCTTTAAGGAGTTCTCGGCTCCACAGGGCTGCGATATTCATGACCGAGACGCGTGGGCGCAGGCGAACCCGGCGCTGGGCGACTTCCTCGCTGCTGATGGTCTGCTGGCGGTGTCTAAGACGATGCGGGAGGCCGCGTTCCGCCGGTACCGGTTGGGTCAGTGGGTCGGTGCTGCGGATACGTGGCTGCCGTTCGGTGTGTGGGACAAGACGGCGGTGGATCGGACGCTGGAGCCGGGCGAGAAGCTGTGCTTGGGCTTCGATGGATCCGCGTCGGGCGACTCTACGGCCCTGGTGGCGTGCACGTTGGATGGGTTTATCTGCCCGATTCAGGTGTGGCGCAACCCGCATGAGCCGGGCTGGCGGGTGCCGCGCCGCAAGGTCGCTGAGACGGTCGCCGAGTGCTTCGACAGGTACGACGTCCTGGATCTCGCTGCTGATCCATGGGGGTGGCGTACGGAGCTGGAGGACTGGGCGACGGAGTTCGGCAAGCGACGGGTGATCGAGTACAACACCGCCTACCGCAAGCGCATGGCCCCGGCCACGGACCGCATCTATCAGGCGCTGATGGAGGGCACGGTCACGCACAGCCGGGACCCGGTGCTGACGGAGCACGTGGGCAACGCGGTCGCCGACCAGACGGCGCAGGGTGCCGTGATTCACAAGGACAAGAAGATGTCGCCGCGGAAGATCGACGCCGCGGTCGCAATGATTGTCGCCTTCGATAGGGCGACGTTCCACAGCAAGAAACACAGCAAAGGACGGGTGGTCGCATGGTGATGGATGAGCTGACGAGACTTCAGCAGAAACTGGACGGGGAGCAGGGGAATCTCCGCACGTTGGATTCGTATTTCATGGGCACACAACCCGCGTCATACCTGTCTACAGACGCCCAGGCGGCCCTCCAGGGGCGTCTCCGGGTGCTGTCGGTGAACTACCCCCGCCTGCTGGTCAACAGCATCGCGGAGCGCCTCCAGGTGACGGGCTTCCGCGAGTACGGGGCCGAAGATGTGGACTCGGCTCTCTGGCGGGCGTGGGACGCAAACGACCTGGACCAGCAGTCGCATCTGGCGCATATCGACGCGCTGGCCTACGGGCGTAGCTTCGTGATCGTCTGGGCAGACAAGTTCGGCAACCCGCGGGTGACCGTGGAGTCGCCGGAGCAGATAACCGCCCTGCATGACCCGGCTACCGGCCAGCTCTATGCCGCCTACAAGCAGTGGACCCTCGAGGATGGGGTGACAGTCGAGGCGGTGCGCTACGACGCCGACCAGATCATCCGCTACTCGGGGACGAGCGGGGCTGTGCGGCCGGTCGATTCGATCCCGAACCCATTGGGCGTGGTGCCGGTGGTGGAGCTGATCAATAAGCGCCGTCTGCTGGATCTCGACGGGGACTCCGAGTTCGCCGACATCGTGCCGTTGGTGGACGCGCTGAACAAGATCATGTCCGACGCGATGGTGACCTCCGAGTACTTCGCCCGGCCCCGCCGCTGGGTGACCGGCCTGGAGGTCATGGAGGACGACGACGGCAACCCGATCAACCCATTCACGGACAGCCCGTCGCGGGTGTGGCAGTCGGAAGACCCGGACACAAAGTTCGGCCAGTTCGCCAGCGCCGACCTGAGCTCGTACTCGACGCTCACCGCCACGATCACGCAGCAGATCGGGGCGATCTCGGGGCTGCCGCCGCACTATCTGGGCCTGAACGGCGACCAGCCCCCGTCGGCTGACTCGATCCGGTCGGCGGAGGCGTCTCTGGTGGCACGCTGCATCGGGCACCAGCGCACGTTCGGGGCGGCGTGGGCGCAGGTCGCGCAGCTGATCTCGCTGGTGTCGGGCAACGTCCAGGTGCCGTCTTACGAGACCTTGTGGGCGTCTGCTGAGACCCGGACGCCGGCGCAGGCTGCTGACGCGGCCGCGAAGCTGGTGGGGATGGGGGTGCCGCTCACGTCGGCGCTGTCGGACCCGCTCGGATATAGCCCGTCTCAGATTCAGCAGATCCAGGCGATCAAGAAGACCGAGCCGGCCCCGGTGCCGGTGACTACGGGAGGAAACAGCAATGAGTGAACAGAAATCAGATGAGCAGACCACAGCCGAGGTGTTACCGGACGTAACACCTGCTCCTGCTGCTGAGGGACTCCAATCAACGGAGACCCCAGAGGGTACTCAGATTGTGAGTACCCCTGACGACGCTCAGGACGACGACACAGCGCCTATCGAGGGGGATACTTTCCCGCGCAGCTACGTGGAGAAGCTGAGAGACGAGAACGCGAAGTACCGGCAGCGCGCCGGCCAGGCAGACGATCTCGCGCAGCGCCTACACACGTCCCTCGTCGCCGCCACAGGACGCCTCCAGGACCCGTCGGACCTGCCGTTCGATGAAACACACCTGGACGACCCCGAAGCGCTCACACAGGCAATAGATGCCCTCCTGGCAGAGAAGCCGCACCTGGCGAGCAGGACACCGCGCGGGGACATCGGCCAGGGTGTCAGTGGTGCCGACCAGAATATGGATCTAGGTGCGCTTATCCGGGCGCGCCTGTAACGGAAGGGGAACCATGCCAACGCCACATATCTTCGAGTTCGATCAGCAAGTGAAGAACATGGACGAGCTGCTGGAAAAGTACGGAGACCGCTACTTAGAGGATCTTCGGATCGCTAAAGCTCTGGTCGCCCGTGCCGCGGGGAACGAGGACAAAGAAACAGGGCTGGTCCTTGAAAACTTGGCCGAACTTCTCCGTGCCGGCGAAGCACTTCCCGGAGGTGCGCTGCATGACTATCTCGATGCTGAGGACTTTCCTGTAGACGAGTAGTAGTCCGCCTGGTGTCCGCCACCGGTGCTATACTTACGATCAGTAAGTAGGTGCCCCTGGCGGGCACTTTCGTTTGTGGTCCTGGCGGCCAAACGTTCAATCACCGTTCAACGTTTGGAGCACAATCATGACCGCCATTTCGACCACCACAGCCGCCGCGCTGACTCAGGAACAAGTCCAGAAGATCCTGATCGAGCCGCTCGAGTCGGCTTCTGTCTTCCTCGCCGCCGGGCCCCACAAGTTCGTCAGCAACGGTTCCCCCGTCCGCATCCCGAAGCTCGGTGCGCCGACCGCCCCGGGCTTCGCTGCTGAGAACGAGCAGATCGGGGAAGTGGAACAGGAATTCGACGAGGTCACCCTCCTGCCCTCGACCATGAAGTCGGTCAAGGTGCTCACCCGCTTCAGCAACGAGCTCGCCCGCCAGTCCATCCTGAGCCTGTCCGAGGTGCTTCAGCAGCGTCTCGTGATCGATGTGGCCTCCGCCCTGGACAAGGAGTTCATCGCGGGCACCGGCAACTCGGGCACCACGCCGCTTGGCGTCCTGAACTACACCGGCACACAGACGATCTCGTCGGTCGGCACTGTCGCCCTGGACCCGTTCCTGGATGCTATCGGCAGTCTGTTGGCCGTCAACGCGAACGTGTCCGCCTGCAAGCTGTTCGTGCGCCCGGAGACGTTCACCGCGCTGCGCAAGCTGAAGGACGGCCAGAACCGGTATCAGCTCCAGCCCGACCCGACGCAGGACGGCGTGTTCAAGCTGTTCGGCGTGCCCGTGACCGTCACCGACCGGATCCCGAAGACGACTGGCACCACGCCGACGACGCAGGCGTTCCTCGCCGACTTCGCACAGATCGCCGTGGCTGTGGATCAGGCTCCGAGCGTGAAGGTGCTCGACCAGACGTTCGCCGACTACGACCAGATGGCGCTCCGGGTGACCGCCCGCTACGACGCGGCCCCGCTGAACCCGCAGGCCATTGTCCGCCTGGACGGCATCTCGATCTGATGGCTGCCACCGCGCAGGACGTGTGTGTGTTCCTGGGCCGGGGTGACGATCCGGCCACCCTGGCCCTCGCACAGGCACATCTGCCCCTGGTGACCGAGTTCGTGCGGGCGTACACGCGCGGTAACGGTTTCACCGGCGATCAACCGGATGCGTCGATTTCGGCAGTCATCGTTACTGCCACGGCTCGCATGGTGCAGAACCCGGAGCTGATCCGGCAGGCCACCACGGGTACAGAGTCGCGGTCGTACACCACGTTCGACGGCTTCTCCATGATCGAGCAGTTGGTGCTGAACAAGTATCGGCTTCGCGCCGTCTAAGACTCCCGGCCAGGTCTTCTCCTATTCACCCTGGCCGGGCGCGGGGTACCTTTCCCCCGCATGGCCCTCGGCTTGCCCAGCCGGGGGCCACTTTTCTGCCCTCGCGCGCGGGGATCGCGGCCGCCGTTCTGAGCAACCTCCGTAGTAGGGAGGGTCGTCCCCGCGCGCGAGGGGTGTCCGCTTTCAGATTGCGGGAACCACAAACTGAAACAACGTCGTCCCCGTACGCGAGAGAATCAACACTGGGGGAAGAAGGAGTCCCACAGTGGGACTCTAAGGTCCCCGCGCGCGAGAAGGCGGATCACAGGTGGCAACTTGGTTGCCACCTCGGGGTGATAGGTCCCCGTACGCGAGAGGATCAACGCCTTGCTACCTTTTGCTGTACCCGCAAAAGATAACGGGTGCGGCTCCGGCTCAGCAGCAGGAGCAGGTGTAGGGGCAGGTGGCCCAGATTGGGGCACCTTGGCATCGCGAGCCGCAGCAGGAGCAGGTGACAACTTGGTTGTCACGTCGGGGTGATGCAGCTCCTTGGACACCGCCTGCTGGCTGACGCCGACGGCTGGTGCGATAGCCCTGGTGGACATGCCCTCCGCGGTTACTCGCGCCAGTCGCACACTGGGCACCAGTAGGACTCATCTGGATCAATCTCGACGAGGTCGGTACCGCAGTATGGGCAGGACTCCATGTGAACACCCTACTTCCGCGCAACCAGGCTAAACACAGGTCATGCATCGGCTGCCGTTCTATGAAAGAAACCTCCATTTCGTCGGTGTGGTGCCTGGTGGCACCTCGGACAGGATCAGCCCGGTCTGCCGGATGCGGGCGAACAGGGCGGCGTTCTCGGCCGGGTAGAGGCGATCGAGCCCACCGGCCAGGATCGCGACTGTCAGGCCGCCCTGGGCGAGCGCCCCGCGGTGGGCGGCCCGATCGATGCCATAGGCGCCACCCGACACCACGACAGCTCCAGACTCGGCCAGGGCGTAGCCGAGCTCGGCCGCCACCCGGTCGCCGTAGGCGGTGGCCGAGCGCGCCCCCACGATGGAGACAGCCCGGCCCCAGGCGGCGGCCGGTCCCAGGCGCCACAGGATGACCGGGGCGTGCGTCCTCAGATCGTCCAGCCCGGCGGGCCAGCCGGACGCGCCGGGCTCGATCAGCGCGGCCCCGAGGGAGACCGCCGAGTTGACCGCCCGCCGCAGCCGGGCCCGTTGCGCACGCGGCTCCCAGCGAGCCCGCGCCGCGGGCAGTCGTGGGTCCTCGTCCCGTCGGGGTCGAGCCGCCAGATCCAGGGCGACAGCGGGGCCATGCCGGTCGATGAGTTCACCGGCGACCGCGTCCCCCGGCTCGATCAGGATCGACCACCAGACGCGCGCGAGCTGGTCCGGGGCGGGCTCGCTTCCCCACAACCGCGCCGCCGCCCCATCCAGCAGGGCGACCTCGCCACGCCCCGGCGCCTGCGGGGCGAGCGCCGCCCGCCAGTCGTCGAGCTCGTTCAT